AGAAGTGGTGTCGAGTTCGAAGAAATCTACGGAGCAGTTTAAGGAGTAAAGCATGGCAAGTATAGATCAATTTAAAGCACAGTTAATCGGTGGTGGTCCAAGAGCAAACAGATTTAGAGTTTTCATACCTAGATCCGGGAACAAAATCGAATTTCTATGTCAGGCCGCACAGATTCCTGCCGCTACAGTAGGTGTAGTTGAACAACAGTTCAGAGGTCACGTTCTAAAACTCGCAGGAGATAGAACATTTGAACCTTGGACAGTAACTATTATTAATGACGTTGAGTTTTCAGCAAGAACAGAACTAGAATCTTGGCAAACAGATATACAAGAATTAGATTCTGGAGAAGGTATCACATCATTAGATTACTTAGTTGACAGGGCATTTGTCGAACAATTAAACAAAGACGACTCAGTGTTAGCAAGATACGAATTCTTTAACATGTTTCCTACTTCAATAGGTGCAATTGACTTATCTTACGAGACAGTCGATGCATTGGAGACATTTGATGTTGAATTCCAATACTCTCACTGGGAAAGAGTCGTTTAATTACGGATATATCACCCCAATAGGGGTGATATAAATATAGATTATGGAAATATTTGGGTTTGAAATAACTCGTAAGAAAGAAGAATTACGAGGTAAAGACATAGAGAAGACGTCCGCGGCGTCTTTCGTACCCCCACAAATTGATGACGGAACACCAGTCATCAGCAAACAACCTGGGGGTTTCATATCGGGTGGGGCATACGGGTCTTATGTCGATATGGAAGGTGGTATCAAAGATGAGATTGGTCTCATTCGAAGATACAGGGAAACATCACTAGTTCCCGAATGTGACGCGGCCATCGAAGATATCGTAAACGAATGCGTAATATCTGATACTGAGGATAGAGTAGTGACACTAGATTTAGAGTCACTCGGACTAACTCAAAGTATCAAGAAGAAGATACAAGATGAGTTCAAGCACATTTTATCTATGATGAAGTTCAATCAGAACTCTCACGAAATCTTCAGAAAATGGTACGTTGATGGTAGAATTTACTTCCATAAGGTAGTGGATTCAAAAAGACCAAACCAAGGTATGGTCGACATTAGAAACATTGATCCGTTAAAGATCAAGAAAGTTCGAAACGTAGAAAAAGAAAAAGATAAAAATACACAAATCGAACGAATTAAAAAAGTTGAAGAGTTCTACGTATTCAACGATAAAGGTTTTGATAAGAGCAGTGCTAACGAAGGCGCAACTCTTAAAATAGCACCAGAGGCAGTAAGTTATACTACTTCTGGAATGTTAGATTACACTAAGAATATTGTAATCGGATATTTGCATAAAGCATTGAAGACTGCGAACCAGTTAGCAATGATGGAAGATGCATTGGTGATCTATAGAATATCAAGAGCACCAGAAAGAAGAATCTTCTACATTGATGTTGGTAACTTGCCAAAAGCAAAAGCAGAACAATATCTTGCAGATGTCATGAACAAGTATAGAAATAAACTTGTTTATAATGCAGACACTGGCGAAATCAAAGATGATAGACGCCACATGTCCATGCTAGAAGATTTTTGGTTACCTAGAAGAGAGGGTGGCCGAGGGACAGAGATAACTACTTTGCCAGGTGGTCAAAACTTGGCAGATATAGATGATATAGAATACTTCAAGAAGAAGTTATATCGATCTCTAAATGTTCCTGTTACTAGAATGGAAGCAGATAATGGATTCAATATGGGTCGATCATCTGAGATTTCTAGAGATGAACTTAAGTTTAATAAGTTCACAAAACGATTGCAGACTAAGTTTGCAAGAGTGTTTACAGATATGCTGAGAACACAATTGATATTAAAGAATATCATGAAAGCAGATGAGTTCGATGCTATCGCAGACTTTATGAGATATGATTTTGCTACTGATAATCATTTCACTGAATTAAAAGAGCAAGAGATTATGAAAGAAAGACTTGATCTTCTTTCTACAGCGGAATCATATATTGGTAAGTACTTCTCTAACTCATACGTTAGAAAGAATATCTTGAACCAGACTGATGAAGAAATAGAAGTCATTGATCAAGAGATTCAATCTGAAGGTGGTGGTGAAGGAGAAGATGATAATGATGAATTTGGAGGATTCTAAGAATGAGTGATACAAGAAAAATAGTAGATCAAATCGAAGCAGGTAAACTAACAGATGCTAAAGATACAATTTTTGATACGATCAAAAGTAAAACAGCAGAAGTAGTAGACATGAAAAGAGTTGAAATGCAAGTAGATTGGAACAACAATGAGCAAGACTTGGAAACAGATAACTCAAGAACTGAATGAGGCCAAATTCAAACTTCCTAAAGATCAGAAGGAAGTAAAAAGAGAAACCCAAAAGGTTTCTGGCAAAACTGTCAACATCGTATATGGTGAAGATAGAAGAAGAAAGATTCATGTATACATGGACGAAGTTAAAATCGGCACATACAAAGATATAAAAAGTGCTGAGAAAGAGATGAAGAATATAAAGAATGTAATGTTACAAATGGGTGAAGAAAACATCTCTAAAGAAGAAATTTTAGGAGCAATAGATGAAATTAATATCTGAATATAACGACTACAGTGTATCACCCGTTATTGTAGAAGAGAATGAAAAGGGTCAAAAAGAATATTTCATAGAGGGAGTATTCATGCAATCTGAGATTAAAAACAGAAATGGTCGTGTATATCCTAAAGAAATAATGAGAAAAGAAGTCAATAGATACAATAAAGAATTTGTAGAACAAGATCGTGCGTTTGGTGAGTTAGGACACCCAGACGGACCAACAATCAATTTAGACAAAGTATCTCACATGATTACCAAACTAGAAGAAGATGGTAATAATTTCATGGGGAGAGCAAAGATTTTAAGTACACCAAATGGAGAGATTGTAAAAAATCTCATAAACGATGGTGCTAAGTTAGGGGTATCTTCTAGAGGTCTAGGTTCACTAGAACAAAAGAATGGTGCTCAACATGTAAAAAGTGACTTTCAGTTGGCGACTGCCGCTGATATAGTTGCAGATCCATCTGCACCAGAGGCCTTCGTAGAGGGAATCATGGAAGGGGTAGAATGGATATATGAAAATGGTATTCTGAAAGCAAAAGATTTAGACTTAATGCAGAAAGAATTAAAAACTGCAAGACTACAGAAACTTGAAGAAACCAAACTAAATCTATGGAAAAAGTTCGTTGAGAACCTTTAACATATAAATAAAAGAGTTATTTAAAATACTCAAACAGGAGAAAAAAATGGCAGATTTAGAAAACAACCTTGAAACTGCAATCGCAGAAGTGATGACCGAGGCAAATGGTCAACAACCTGATGCTAAAGCAGAGAAAGGGGATCAAAAACCTGTTAAGCAAGGTTCATCAGACGCCGCTTCAATTGAAAGTGGTAAAGGTGAAGTCGTCAAACCTGAAGAAAATCCTGTTGACAAAGCAGTTGCATCTGTTAAGAGTGCATCAAATACTAAAGAAGTATCTGGTGATCCTCAACAGAAAGGTGAAGCACCAGCAGAACCGCAACCGAAGTTGAAAAAAGTTGCCGAATTGAAGGACGAAGATGAAGATAAACCTTCAAAAATGGCAATGATCAAGGCAATGGTCGACAAGATGAAGGGCATGGACAAACAAGAACTTATGAAGTTAAAAATGGACATGTCTGACGAAGAAGAAGTAGACGAATCCTTGACTAAGGCAGAAATCGCAAGATCAATAGTTGAACTCATGAAGAAAAAAGATGATGAAGACGTTGAAGAAGGTTATAACAAAATTAATTCAATGAAAGACCCTAAAATGGTCAAAGCAATGAAAGACAAAAAACCTGAAGATATGCAGGAATTAAAGAAAGAGGACGAAGACGAAGATGACGAGAAAGTTGTCAAATCAATGAAAGAACCAATGAAGAAGGACGAAATGAAAGACCCTAAAATGGTGAAAGCAATGAAAGACAAAATGAAAGACTCTGAAGATGATGTCAAAGAAGAGGCCTCAATCGAGTCTGATCTTGTTGAAATTGAAATAGAAGACGACCTATCTAAAATTTCTGAAGCACTAGAACTTTCAGAAGAAAATTCTGAAAAAGCAAGAACAATCTTTAAGGCGGCAGTATCATCTAAAGTCGAAGAGATCAAAGAACAACTTGAGTCTGAGTACTCAGAGAATTTAAAAACCTCAGTAGATCAAGTCAAAGAAGACCTTTCCGAGGCAGTTGACAAGTATCTAACATTTTGTGCTGAAGAGTGGACGAAAGAAAACGAACTCGCAATAGAAAGAGGTTTGAGATCAGAAATGACTGAAAACTTTATCGAAGGATTAAAGAACCTTTTCGTAGAGCATTACGTAGAAGTACCTGAAGAGAAGTACAATGTCATGGACGAACTCGCAAATCGTCTCGATGAGATGGAAGACAAATTGGATAACGAAGTATCTAAGAATATGGGTTTAACCGAAGAAGTCGAAACTCTTAAAAGAGACAACATTGTGAGACAGGCATGTTCCGACTTGTCTGAGTCACAAGTAGAAAAACTAGTTTCATTATCAAACGGTGTAGACTTCATAGATGAGTCAGACTTCGCAGAGAAGATTGGCGAAATCAAAGAAGCATACTTTCCGTCTGAAGGTGAAACGATTGCAGAAGAAACTGTAGTAGAAGAAGGAACTGGTGATTTCTCAGAAGAGAAAGAAACTATTCTTGACCCTGCTATGAATCAGTATTCAACTGCAATAAGCAAACTAAAACCATTAGGTTAATTTAAAGGAGAAATTGTAAAATGTTTCAATCAGAAAATTTACAAGAGAAGTGGTCGCCTATTCTAGAGCACAACGATCTTCCAGAGATCGGTGATAACTACAAGAAAGCGGTTACAGCAGTGATTCTCGAAAACCAAGAGAAAGCACTTGCAGAAGATAGACAAAGTTTATCTGAGGCAGCACCTTTAAACTCTACTGGGGCCGCTATTTCTAACTGGGATCCAATTTTGATCTCATTAGTAAGACGTGCTATGCCAAATCTCGTTGCTTACGACATTTGCGGTGTTCAACCAATGACTGGTC